CTCTGGCCACAGTCCGGGGCCGGGCATTTGAAGACGACGTAGTCGCTCCCAGGCAGATGTTCTGTCGACTCCATGTGCCGAGAGAATTTGATTTTCTTGCGGAGAATGCCGGTCTCCACCGTTTCATAGAACGTCTTGGTCGGGTAGCCGCCGCCCTTGTTCACCACATCGATCGCGTTGGTCTGAAGAACAATCCCTGGCATTGACCTACCTCACTTGGCACGCTGTTATCCCGATGCATCCAATGGGCGCATCGGACACGCTCACCAGAAACTCATGCATGAAGACGAACATAGGATCCGCGGCGTAGACCCCGACATCGACAACTCTTTTCACAGCCGGCTTTCCGCAAATTGGGCACTTATGGCAAGGTTCGATCTTGTCGCGCTCCACGTTGATGTGATACCAGGCGGCCTTCTCCCTATACTGGCTGAGATCCAGCACTTATTCCTCCTCACAGAACTGCCTGCGGATTGGGAGTGACAGCATTCGCCGTTGTGGCAGCGCTGATCTGATCCAGACCTCCAGGCAGAAGTCCACCACCCCCTCCCTGACCGGCATGTTTCGCACGCATCGCCTGGATCAGGATGTCTGCTCCCTCCTCCTGGATTCCTTTGACGACGGATTGGTAGAGGCCACCCAGATCGAGCGAGTCGAGCATGTTCTTGAGGTCCATATCTCCCATACGCCGCAACATAAGCATGAGTTGCTGCTGCGGCTCCCGGGCTGACTTCAGGAGAGATCCTGGCACCATCATGAAGCTGAAACTCTTCCAATGTTCTGCTGGAGGGATGTCGGCCGGAACCATGGTTCCTGGGTTCCAATCGAAGTCTTCCCAGGTGAGCCCATCGCTCCCGAGCATCTGCATCCGGCGCTCCATGGTGTAGAACTGAAACGCGTTTGGAACCCACTGCGTGCCCATCTGCTTGACGAAATCCTCGATATATCGAACCTTGAGGCGGACCAGGGTTTGCTGGCCTTCCTTGAGCTGCTCGAGAGTATCTCCGGCCGGGACTACGCCGCGCCGGCTGATGCCGGTCATGTCCAGGAATCCCGACTGGCTGTCGAGTTCCTGTTGGGCATACAGCATGGTCTGGAAGACAAACCCGGGGAGCACAGGTGATGGCGCGTAGAATGGCGCGGCGATCGAAGACGGGCTGTAAAAGATCTTCGCATTGGGCATGTTCGGGTCGAGGTTCTTTTTTACCGCAGCGCCGAAGGCATTGTCCGGGGCGAGCAGTTGAGGATTTACCGCCTTCTTCACCGCATCCAGGATCCCGGCCAGGACATTGTTCATGATATCCTGCAGAGGCATCTGGTTGCGGAACTCGGAGATGCCCGGCCATTGCCACGGCACACGATTGAGTCTGAGGCAAGAGAACGGAAACAGTCCGTGGTAGAAAGGATTCGGGCCATCAAATAAGGGTACGGGGCCCCCCATGATGATCAGGCGCCCTCGAGGGTAGATCTTTTCTCCCGGACGAACCATGTAGCCATATTCACCGCTGGAGTCGCCGGCATTGCCCACCCAGATTTCCTTGTTGGAAGTGTTCCTCTGGTTATCCCTCAGCCAAAACTCTCGATAGAGGGCCATCGGGATCACGGATTCCTTGATCTGAGTCGACGATTGGCCGAAGAGCCGCCGCATCTGCGGAGACATTACCTGCATTCCGCGGGTCCAAAGGTTCTGGTTCGGCGTGCTGGTATATTGGGAATATTCCTTGTCGATCGGGACGCGGAAGCCCTTGAGAGGATATTTCTCCTTAAACCAGCTCAGGGGCTTCGGACAGCGATAAATGCATCCGATCGAGCGCTGCAGGGTGTGCGACGGCCGGATCGGAATCAGATCCATTGCCCCGAGAGGAGTCAGCTCGAGCTCCCCGGAGCCGTTGCGCAGATCCGGGTTCCACACCAGGCGCCCGTAACCGATCGTCAGCGCGGCGTGGATAATGATCATCGCGAGGCTCATGTCTATGTCTTCGTTCATGAACCAGGCCGTGATCATCTTGTTGAGGACTTTGGCGTGGGTGTCGTAGAGTTTGTTGTTGGATTTTATCTCGAACGAAGGCCGGATGTCGGTGAGGTAGGAGATCAGCTGGACCAGGTTGGTCCATAGCCGGTTGGCGACCGGGGCAGCCTTGTAGCTTGGCCGGCGCTCAACCCACTGCTTACCCATCAGATAGTTGATTGCGCGATCGATCTGGACGATCTCGTCATTGCGTTCGAGGTCATCCTTGGCCTCCTCGAAGACCGCTTCGCACCAACGAGATAAGATCGCGTCGTGGCTGGACTCCTGGATTGGCCACTGCTGCCCTTGAGGATCGTAACTGTACCATCCCGGTAGATCCATACTCCTCCAAGGGCAGTGTAACCCGACCCTGTCAAGCCCCTACCACTTCGGGACCTCGCGCTGCATCGATGGGAAGCGGGTCTGTGGGGCCTGAGAATCCGCCGCCGGCACGACTCCGAACTCGTGGCACGCTCGCGTGAGATCACCCGGGCTGCCGATATGGAGGTTGATCCCGTCCGGCGAGATGTGCCTCGTGCTGAATCCCTACAAGACGTTTTTGGCCGACAGGGAATAGAGCCGATCAGCGTAACCCCCGCACTTCGGGCAGGATCGCGTTTTGTCTGTGTAACTAGACAAGTATTCGTGAACGTATCCGCAGACCCTGCATTGGTCTTCGTACATCGGCATTTGCTTCCTCCTCTGTTTGCGGTGGCGGAATGATCCCCTTGCTCTGAAGCAGCTCATTCCATTCGTTGATCTTCAGCCCCCGCTTGCCGCTGTCCATCACCGCGTCGATCATTCGGATGAGCCGGCGACCGGATTTTTTCTTAGACTTGTCTTTGAACTTTTCGCCGTCTAGCCATACGATTTCCGTCTCCCCGCGCCGTGGTTTGATGTCGAAATTGGCCCCTCGACGAAATGCCTCCGGCAACCCGGGGCACGGAGCAACGAGATAGGGGAACGCATCGTCAAAGAATTGGGGACCGACATCAACGGGGATCGGCTCTGGTGGGATGGGATATCCGACCCACTGGGCCGCCTCTGTGTCGGTGTTTTGGCATTGTTTCCATCCAGTGAATTTGATCTTGTATCCTCGGTATTGCTGAAGGGTATCCCAAGAGCCCCCCGAAGCATCAAGATCCGGGGGCGTCCTCTCGAGGATCTCTTGTTTGGCGAAAATGGCGCCAATGAACGGAAGTGAAGCGAGAAACGAAAAAAAACCGCGTCTTGTGATCATACGGCCTCCTTTCTTCTTGAAAAGTTCCACCGGCACGACAGTGCCGTGGAAAACTCAAAGTAACCTTCAAATTCAGCGATATCCAAACCACAGTCGACAACCCAATCAATCAAGTCAAAGAGCCTTAGTTTGCAGCGCTTTGATTCCCGTTTCCTTTCGGCTGGCGATGACTGGCTTGCGATCGGTTTCTGTCCCGGGAAAAGACAAATATTGAAGGTGTATCCGGGGACATGGCATCCCTCGAAGCCTGGGCTGGACGCGTGGAGGAGTATGGGTATAGCCGACTGTCTCATCAGTCGGCCAATCCATTGACATGCTTCATAATCCTGGTTGGGGATAGGTTTCCATCCGGTCCAACTGATCAGATATCCGCGATAGAGTTCCAGCATTACGCTCCCTAGTAATACCAGAGGTTGTCCAGGCCGTCCTCAAACATGGCCTGCATGTAGCGCTCGATCGACATGCTCTGAGCCTCGGCGACATCCTTGATGGGCTGCACGTGCCGTTCCGGGATGCTCAAGGTCACAGAGTGATCGCCGCCAACCTTCCGAACCTGGCTGATCATGATCCGGTCCTCGGCCCGCTGGAATTTCTCGCGCAGGTCCTTGATCGATTCGTTCATCGCGAAAAGGTTTCCAAACAGGGTCGATGAGTCGCCAAACTCGCCGATTATCGAGGCAATGCGCTGCTGATCGATGTCGTCGATATATACCCTGTTGTCGGGAGGAGGAAGCGGTTGCGCCGGCGCCGGTGCAACCGGCTCCGGGCCGGCGAGCGCTTTACGCTTTTTGTTCATCTCGAGGACCAGAACGGAGAGAACCTCGCGGTCCTCGAACGTGTGGCCAGCAGAGCAACTATGGCTCCTGCCTTGAAAGGTAAGGTCATTCTCAACTCCAGCGTTATAGCAAAGCGGACAGACAGTGCGAGGTTTCGGTTTGTTTACGACGGCAGCCATTTTGCCCTCCTAGAGCATGTAAAAATCCGACACTCCCTGATCCGTATTTTGGATGTTTTTGTCGTATGCGGGGGAATAGTCGGTGTTTTGAAAGTCTTGGCCCTCGGGCGGCTTCTCGTCATCTGGCGGTTCAGCCAGCCGCGGACGCAGTTGGGTTGCGCAGTAGTAAGTGATCATGATAGCCATCGTGGCATCGTCATGAGTGCCGGACCTTGCTTCGTATCTCTCCGTTCCTTCTTCTACCTCGACGAAGTCAAACATCTCGTCGACGTCTTTTTCTGACCGAATCACGACCGTCCATTCATTGAGTGCCTGTCGGAAGCGCCCGATGAGCTCGTTCCTGTTGCGGAAGGTCGTCAACCAGCCAATGAAATTCGAGAACGCGTTCTTTGCCTTGTCCTCACGCATCCATCGATACCATTTCGGATACAGGAGAACCTTTACTAGATCGGAGGCTACGCTCGTGATGGTGTTGCACTCGGGCGCGATCTCGGCCGTGTTATACATATAACCGATCGCCGCGATGATCCTCGCAAATCGCCCGGGTCCTACGTACCCATGCCATCTGGCGACCTGGCGCAAGGGATGATTCAGATTCTCGGGAACAGCCAAGACCTGTGCGCAGGCCGGATCCCCTCCCTCGACCCCCATCGACGGATCCGCGCCGAGGTAATAGGTCCAGCCAGCATGCGGGAACTCCCAGACTTCGAACTCCCCGTCCATCAGCCGCATGATTTTGAAGGTCTTGTCATCTTTGTTCAGTTCGATCTGGCCGCGCCAAATGGGATCCTGGCAGAATTTGGTAATCATCGTCTGAAGGCGCTTTTTGCTGAACGCCGTGCGACCGCTGGCGATGAAGGCTTCCACCGGCGTCACAGGATATTCCTGCTTGAATTTCTCAGAGTCGCCGGAAGTCTTCTCGAAGTCGCGCTGCATCTTGCGGCGCCAGGCGAGCTGTCCATCGGTAAGCGCAACCTGACTATGCCTCATAACTTTTTTCACGAGGGCCAGATCGTCCGCATCACGTTTGAAGTTCCTCGGCACGGAAATCGTATAGCCCGGCTCCCGGAACCATTCGATGAACACGAACTCCCAGGACATGTCGCCACTCTCGGCCGCCTTGCACAGCCTGTGCCACAAGCCGCCGCGGCCTCGAGCTGTCGATTCCATGATCCCGATCGTTCCCGGGATGTTGCCCAGGGATCCGTAGATTCCCTCTGTGATTGAGTCATCCTGCCTGAATCGCGCAACCTCGGCGAGATGCACTCCGTAGAGAGCCTTTGAGTATGCGGCGCCAGAAGGCTGGTTCGCTGACTCAAAATAGATCATGCTCTGCAGGCCACTACTCCTATCCCTCTCCTCAGCCTTCGGGCGGTCGAACCCGAGCAGGCGGCCGCGGGCGTCGTAGCGCTTTTCTGGTTTCATGAACCAGGGCAGATATTCGTGGGCGGTACGGGCCATATCGAAGTTGACGAAAGTGCGGTCTTCTTCGTCGGCCATCTCCAGGACGTGCGCCCTCGGATGGAGGAAGACCAGCCAGCACATGAGCGCGACGCTGATGGTTGTCAGCCCCAACTGCCGGGCCTTCAGAACGATGATTCGGATCAGCTCGCCGAGCTTGTGCTGACGTTCGAAGACCTCGAGAAACATCTCCTGGCTGTCCCAAAACGGCCACAGGGGGATCAGTTCGAGTTTCTTCGTGCGGATGAAGTGGTAGTTTTCGAGGTAGTATCGCGGGCTTTCGAGGCACTTCTGGATCTCTCCCTCGACGAATTCCAATTCCGTCTCGGTGAGCAGCGCAAAGGCTTTTTGCGGATCTCCGCCCGCTTCCTCATAGAGCTTGTTGTCAAGCTCGTCGAGTGCCTCCTGGAGATCGGGCTGCCGGCGCGGTAAGCCTTCCATGGTCTACACCTTTGGCTCTGTCACGCCCTGGCGCACGAACGCTTCTATCTCTTGTTCCGTCAAGCCCCCCTGATCCCGCAGAGCCTTGATCTGCTCCTGCAGGTACAACTCCTCGTCGGAATTGGTGATAAAGTCGCCGTCTGTCGGCTTTAGACGGTTTGCTATAAAGTCTTTGAGTTGGCTTCCGAGGATTGACTCGCTGGTGGGCGCCGCTCCGGCCGCTGTTATGCCGGTGCGGATCCGAAGTTCTTGCAGGACCGCGATGGACTGTGAGATGAGGACGGAGAGCTGGGTAGAAACCACCCAGACGAGAAGCGAGATGGCAGCAATAAAGAGAGCTGATGCCGCTATTGCAGCGGCAAAGACGAGCCAGTTCACGTTACATAATCATTTCCTCTACCTCAGTTTGACGGCGTTGACGGTTCCCGCCGAAGATTATACAACTGGATTTCTAGGAATATCAACGGAATCCATGAATTCGCTGTCGTCGCGGCCAGGCTCCGGGATCACGCGGATGCCAACCACGTGAACGTCGGTCGACTCGAGCTGAACGAGGAGCTGCGGTCCAAAAAAGCCATTCCCTTCGCCCGGGCCCCACCTGTGGGTTTTCCGATCCGGATCCAGATCGATGTAGATCTGGCCGCCCGATTCTAGCATCTGCGACACGACTTCTCCCGTCTCGCGATCTCGGGTATCTACTCTAATTCGCATTCTTCACCTCTACCGGCCAGCCGGTGTGGAAATCAGGCATGTATCGCCAGAGACGGCCCTCGGCATCCCTGAAGATCACCATCTTCTCTGTCTGCCAGAGCTTCTTTTTCATGGTGAGGTTGTTTCTCCTGAGCCATTCTGCCATAGAATCATGTCTGGAGGGACCGGACGGATTCGAATCGCCATCAAACGGGCCACAACCGAATGCTCTACCATTGAGCTACGGTCCCCCATTAGGTATCCGGGCGGCCCGAATCGAACGGGCGCCCTCATGCTCCCAAGGCATGTGCGCTACCCCTGCGCTACGCCCGGATGTTCTTACGTGGGCTGGTTTGGATCGATCGGAGCGTGCTCCTGGAGGAGTTCTGCTGGTGCCACCGCAGGTGTCTCTTCCATGATCCGATAATTCTTCCAGCGGCCGCCGGCAGCAAGAAAAACTGTCTGTCCCCCTCGGGAAACGACTAGGTAACCGAAGTTAGAATCGACGTGCACCTTGTCACCGAGAATGGCTTCCCTCCTTTCCGGCTCCATCATAATCTCTATGCGCCGGACCGCGCCCTCATAATCGCGCACTGCCAGTCGAGCATCGCCGATGAGCCCGACTTTCGCCGCATGCTTTGTGATTTCTTCTGTCTTTTTCATCCGTGTCCTCCTAATGAACGAGAGTCCTCTTCCGTGAAAACACCCTTGGATCATAGCCGAAAGTGGCGATGGCTATGCTTGCAATTTCATCTTTTGTGAGGAGCAGGTCTTGGCAGGAGAATTCCTCGGAAGAGTTCGTGCGGTTGAACACCTTTACCAGGTATTTTTCTCCAACCGTCTCGAGGGACATGAAGTGTTTGAGAACCGGCTTTTCTGCCACGTCCTGATTCCCAATCTTATGCACTAGTGCACAGGCGAGGAGCCCACGTTCGGCTCCTCGCCACCTTGGTTACTGGTCGGCAAGTTTCTTCTCCAGCCGGTCGATCTCAAGCTTGAGAGCCTCGCGCTTTTGCTCTTCTGGCTGCAGAGCTTCGAGCCGGGACTTCTTCTCCCGGATCAGCCTCTCGATACGATCAGCCTGCCGAGTAGCGATCTCCCGGCGGATCTCGCGGATCTTGGGATTGAGCCACTCGGGCTCTTCCACGCTGACCGCAGCAAACTCGGACTGGATAGCCCGGGCAGACGCAGACATCGCGACCAGGTCTTCCAGCGAAGTGCCGTCGGTATTGAACCGGCGAATCTCGTCGATAATAAACATGGCCTTACCTCCTTTCTTAGATTTATAGCTTCTTGGAAACGAACTCAATCTCAGTGTCACTCCAAGTTTCGTAGCTCGATCCTCGCCGACATATCTTATGTATTGACTGACGGCTACATGCTCACTCGGGCAATCGATCCATAAACAGCCCGATGTGCACGCAAGATGAGCGCTACATTCGATCTTCTCCCATTTCATGGGGCTGCCGCATTTAGGACATGGAAGCATGATCGATCTCCTAATCTTGCACCGTCTCCTGAAACGCCTGTCTCAGGCTCAGAAGCGGCGTGGCCAGGATCTCATCGATCAGACTATACCGATTGGTCCGCATGGTTTTGACAAGGTTTGGGAGCGAATAAAAGTCGACTCCCTTTCTCAGATCGAACTCCTGCAAATCAAACCCATGTTGCTTCATGGCCTTTGCCAGGTCGACGTCCCCCCAACCCTGGGCTTCATACGCGCAGCGGTAGAGATAGACCGGCACTTCTTTATCCGCAAACTTTGAATACTCCTTATAGGCATTCACGAACACCGGAGGGGTATTCTCCTGCGCATCCGAGATGATGGCGATGCCGTCGACTTCCACCTTGCGATCGAGAATAGCCATGAGACCGCATCCGATCGAAGTTCCGCCGGCGGCTGTGATCCTCTTCGTTCTATCCTTGATCTCGTCGTAGGTCAGGTTGGTGACGTCAATGGTCTCGGGCGTTATATCGAAGAAGCTCAGGATCACGCGTCCCAAGGCCATCTTGGCGAGAGTGGCGGCAACCTGGCGTGCGATCTCAATCGTGTTCTGCATGGATCCGGACTTATCACCCAAGACCAGCCAGTTGCCCTCGACTCCGCCGAGAGCCTGAATCTGCTTCTCCTGTACGCCGGAGAGTTTTGCCTTCAATTTGTCATCGTCGAGCGCATCGATGGCCACGCTGGCCTTGAAGGTAGTCTTTTTTGACTTGCTCGCCCGCTCCAGAGCAGACTCGAATGCCGCCCGGAGCGCAGGCACATCCTTGACGCCCAGCCTCTCCAACATCTTGGTGTTGGTGACGACTTCTGTCGGGCTCATGCGCTCAATGAGCGCAAGAACTAGGTCTGGCTCTTTTGCCTTCGCTCCGAGCGCCCCGGTCGCAATAAGAAAGGGAATCTTGCGCTCGAGGATGGTCCCCGCTGCTTCCTGGGGACTCATGTCCTTCAGCCTGGCAACCAGGTCGAAAATCGAGTTGGGGGGCCTCTGGCCCTTGAACAAGACCGCATCGGCATGAGGACCCGGCTTGATGTGAATAAGGGCATACAATTCTTTCAACACGTGACGATGTTGGATAGCGATTCGATCCCATCCGTTGCCTTCCTTTTCCCGAAGATAGGCGGCAACCAACTTTTTCAGGCGCCTACCATGCCCCGGCGTCTTGATCGCGATCGCGAAGCGATATGCCTTGAGGAGCTCGCGGGGATTCAGCTTGGCAAGGTGCGCCAGTGAGTTCTCCACCAGCTCGGATGGGAAGTCGGCCACGCTCAGAGACACCACAGGCAGGGCGGCCTTCGCGTCTCTTACCTGGCCGTTGGTTCGGTCCCAGGCGATGAGGTGCGCAAAAAACTCCGGCTCCGCGGACGCAGCGACCTTTCCTGTAGGAACGTATTCCTTCAGGTCGCCGTGGGGCGATTTCGACAGTTCAGAGATGATCTGATTCTTCGTGATCTTCGTTGCTTCTGCCATGACGGTTCTCCCTTTATTAAATCGCTGGAAGTCGACCAGGTCACTTAACTCCCGGACCGCAAAGACCGGGAGCTGCACTTTTACTTAGAAGGTAAACGCATGTACCCTGATCAGTGCCAGCGAATCTTTTCGTGGGGATCGTTACCCCGATTTAACGTGGGTCTACGTGCGATGGAAACCGTAGAGTCTTCTCGCGATCCCCACAATCCTAACTGGCGGTAAGTCGACTACGGTTGTGTTGCTCTTTGACGAACCCCCCCTCGAGGCGGGGGGCCCGGGATTCGAACCCAGATTGATCGTTTTTCAAACGATTGTCTTAACCATGTAACCGTTCTCAGTGACCGCCATAATTTCTTGGCCTGTAAGTCGCATGTGCTTTACGAATGCCCGACCGAAGCCAGCCAGGATTGCTCCTGTGTCGCGGAGACTGGCAGGCCCCCGCGACGCGGGCCTTCCGGAGCCAGTCATGTAACGCCCCATGGCGTGACAGGCCAAATTCTACCTGGCTGCAAAGTCGATAAAGGTTTTTGCTGTTAAACAGATTTTAAGTCTGTCGCCTATACCATTCGGCCAATCCCCCATAGATGTGGGGGATAAAGGACTCGAACCTTTATTAACATGTATCCTTTATCAGTGTGCAGCCAGAATCTCTCTGGCCTGTAAGTCGTCGAAAGGTTTCATTGCGTCTCCCACCTGGGAGCCCCCCCATACTGTGCTTTTGTGGAGGGGGGCGGATGCGATCCGCTTCACATGTACCCTTTCCCAGTAACAGGCCAAGGTATCTTTCTAAGCCAATTTGCCGTCCTCTCTTGGTGAGTCGGACCGATCATCACCTCATCGCACATAAAATAGCGATCAAAACCCACGTCCTTTAACCGATCCAGGACACGATGAATCTCCTCCATCCCGCGGGGCATGTGCCGATAGTCGGGGTCTATCATGGCATAGAAAATGCGACCGATCCTTCCCGTGTCGATCAGGTTGTCGAGAATCGCGACCTCGGATCCCTCGCAGTTCAACTTTAGGATGATCCCCTCTTCCTGCGGGATCGAGTCAATAAAGGCTCTCGCCTCGACAAAGCGGCACATAGTGACCTTTTCCGGGTGGTGGATCGTGGACATGTCCGGCAGGACTGTCGCCTCCATGCCGTCGTTGGCCCCATACATCGGCAGTTCTTCCGTCCTGTCCAGGAGCCCATAGTTAAACAGCCTGACATTTCGAAGTTTTCCGAACTTTTCGGATAGCTTCGCAAACTCCCCCGGCATGGGCTCAAAGGAGTAGATAAGGTCAAACCCCCATTCCTCCTTGATCACCTCTTCGAGGGTTTGCCCTATGTGTGCGCCGACATCCAGAAAGACTCTCATTTTCATCTTACCAATCTTGGCTGTAAGTCGGTCAGCTAACTTTTTCGGTGCGTATGATAGTTCCGCCATCCCCCCATACTGTAAAAGGTTGGCAGGGGGAGAAGGATTTTCACCTTCATGCTCCCTTTCGGGAACGCCGGTCCCACAGACATGTAAGCTATCCAGTAACAGCCAAATCTCTCATTTCACAATCCTGCGCTCCAGATATTCCAGGAACACTTCATAGGTCGTGCAATTAAGAGGATGCTTTTCCTGCATCCCTTTGATCCAGAAAAAGGGATCCTGTGACCCCTTGTCTTTGTTGCATCTCTTGCACGCCGTCAGATAGTTCGTCACGTCGTTCTTTCCGCCCAGCTCGAGCGGAATGAAATGGTCGATCGTCAAGAGAGCATTCCCCATGCGAACGCCACAATAACTGCACTGAAAGCCATCCGCGGCCCACACCTTCTGCTGGATGGCGCCGGAGATCTCATAGCGCACCTTGCGCTGGAAGATCCTTGCCGGCCCAACCAGGATCTCGGGGTCGTCGGATCTCCGGATGAAATCGCTCCACTCCTCAACGGTCAACTCCAATACCTTGGTCCTCGAGGGATATATGCCGGCTGGGGCGTCCATGCCGGGGAGCATCAATATTGCTTTGTCTTCTCCGGCGCCGCCGATCACCAGCCCGCAGATCTTGATCAGCGATCCGATGTCCCCATACTTCACCGGCCGGTTGCGCATCTCCATCAGGTAGAAACGATCGTCACTGCCCATGTTTACCCTCGAATTTACTTGGCGCCAAGTCGGAGCGCTAAACTAAGCGCTCTACCAATTGAGCTAACGGAACCGAGGTCCCGTGAGAGACTCGAACTCCCAACCTCTGGATTACAAGTCCATGTAAGCACTCCAGTAGACGCCAAGATTGGCGGAGGAAGTAGGATTTGAACCCACGATGAGTCACCCCATAATGGTTTTCAGGACCATCGCCTTCAACCCCTCGGCCATTCCTCCAAACTTTATGTTCCCTGGAAGTCGATCAGCGTTTCCCCTTTCGGGGATATGTACCAGAATCGAACTGGTCACACACAGCTTGAAAAGCTGTTGCTCTACCAAATGAGCTAACATGTAAGCTGTTCAGTGCCAGGGAACGATCTTAATTATTTCTGATTTCCTGCCAGAGCCCATCTTTGGAGCGCTTCACCCTCGGCTTGGCGCTCTTCATGTCCTTGTGAAGAATGCCGTAGAGGGTTTGTATCGGGCGCTTTCCCTTGATCGGATAACCTTCTTGGGCGAGTGCGTTGAGCAGGTCTCGGGTGCCGTATGGTCCGCGCTGCAATTGACGCAGCGCCTGCTGAATGATGCTGTCCCGCTTAGAATGTGTCCGACCGGGCTCGACGGCGGCCTGAAATGGGCTACCGGGAATTGAGGTAGGTGTTTGGGTTTCCTCTGATCCGTTCCCGAGAACCTTGTCAATCTCGGCAATCAACGATTCGACCTTGCCGCATTTCAGGTTTAGTTCATACCTGATCGCCGCCAGTTTTGTCGTCATTTCCGATCCCAGAACGGTGTCCATATAGATACCCTCGCGCCTTACTCTATGCGCCGGTTTTTACCCTGTCAAGCAAAAATCTGCGTCTGCCTCCGAATAGCCTTCCTGATCGGCTCGAAGACTGATCCGGCTCACAAGATCTATGGCGAACTTCCTGGCTACCTGGAAGACCGCCTTCGGATCCTTGATCTCCGTATCGAATGGACGCAACCCCTGCTTGAGCCAATCCACCGCGCAGGCCGATGCCCCCAGAACCTGCTTAGCTCTCCCGATCGCGACTTCCCGAGCCAGCTTGCGATTGAACGACAGACACCACTGGCACCTCGCAATTCCGTAGGCCATCTCATTCCCCCAGATCACGATCACTACGGTCGCTGCCCTGGATCCGCGCAGCTTGACATCATTGCCGATCTCGCCCTTCCGGGGAGGCATATCCCGCCTCGTGTGGAAAACAAACAAATGATCGGGCTCTATGGCGTGGAAACTTCGCATGGCTATCCTCTCTTTTTCAATACATCCTTGCGAGGCCTGCCAGGCTTCCGCGGATGTTTGGCTTTTTTGATCGTTTTGTAATACTGCCGCGCTTTTTTTAGGGCGCACGTGCGACAGACCCTCCTGACCTGTCCAGTCTTCGAGGCATACGTGAGAACATTGTCTCCCTCGTAGGCATGCCCTTTAGGACAGTGCGTCTTGTCCGCGTTGGGTGGCCCTGGTTTCCTTATCTTTCTCATTTTCCCCGGCGATCAGCTCCGATTCGATGATGACCTCTTTCCCGGAGCCCAGTTTGATTCCCATTGGTTTAGAGCCGAACATGCACGCGGTTGCCAGATTGGACTCGTCGATCAGGTTCGTCGGCTCGAGGACAATCTGAACGCGGCGGCTGTTGAAGCGAAAACTTACTTGCATACGCTTTCCCGTTTGTTTGCTTGTTTGTTTGTTTCAATCCACGCCCACGCCCACGCAGGCGACGACTGCTCTATGCTGTCACAGTAGAGTAACCTTGTCAACAGAAAGTTATTTAGTCTACCTTCTTGAGAGCCGTCGAAAGGAGGTGGACAATGCCAGACTCGTCTCGTATATCAATCCTCACTCTGGCGCCGGGGCCGTCAAACACGTAGGTGCTTCCGGTCACGCCTCCATGGACGGAGAGCTTCCCGGTAGTGAGATGGACATAGGTCACGTATCTGTTGTGTAGGGATACGGCGCGTCGCGCCTGGCCGCAGCAGGACATGTCAGTTCTCCTTGGGAGGCTCCGCGATCTTGAGGTCGGCGATCGGAGCCGTTTTCCGGTCGGCAGCTCCGCCTATCTCCGGCGGGAGTTCCAAACCGTCGTCGTCCATATAGAAGGTGTGCGGCGTCGATTTCCCCATGTATTTATTGAGCACCGGCATGTACCCGAGAATCCCCTCCTGGCCGTGCCAAAGAGAGACTCTACTGGCATGCGTGACCGCATCGCCGACTGTCACAACCTGGACCCCTATCCGGGCATTGGGGGAACGGAGGTGTTGCATCTGACAGTGGAGGTACGGTGTCGCTCATCGAATCTTTCTCAGACCTCCCAAGATCCCACGTTGGTATACCGCGCCGGGCCCTTCGACGTGGAGAACTTTGTCTGGGATTTTCTCCCTAATTGCCTTGCCGACAGCAGCGGCAGCATCGGCCACAGCAAGATTTGCGATCGCCTGCTGATCCATTCCCTTCACGACCTCGGTATAGTTCTCATCGACCCAGCGTTTGACAACCTCACGCACGGCCTCTTCAACAAGCCTAATTGCCACGCTCTGCTCACGAAACAGGGAATCCTCGATGTGCACAACCATATCGGTTCCTCCAGTGGGACAGGCATACGTGGAAACTCTTACTGGACTGACTTCTGGAACATCCATTCCCCGGTTCCCCTGACAATGTTGGTGAATTCCTCGTCATTCATGCGGTTGGATTTGACTGCGAGCACCCCATAGGATCCTTCCGGATTGGGAACGCCCAACAGAATCCCAAGAAGTCGTATCTTGCCGGCTGCAGTCTCTCCCAGCTCTCTTTCGAAGTTGTGGAGAACCTCATTGACCGCATCGATCTCTTCAGCCGATACCGCCAGTTTCACTCCCACTATCCGGCTCCTTCTGCGGTGCATCCGTGGCGCGATGATATTTGTAGCCGCGCTTCAGCACGATGTTGACGTAGCGGCCCTTGGATCCAGCATGTACGAGATCATCCCACACTTCCTTGGGGACGTCCTCATAAACGTAGACGGTGCCGTCCGTGAACTTCACGAAGCACTCCCTGCTGGGCTCGTGGTAGCGAATCGCGATGACATTTGAACTCGCGTAAACCGGCATCCAGTCAGCCATGGTGCTCAGCCTCCGTGATCGGCGAGGAGGGCTGGATTGTGAACAGCGACCCGCAGATATAGCAACGGTATCTCACGATCCCATCCAGGTTCTGGACCACCTTGTCAAGCACCAAGTGCATGCATCCCCCGTGGGTTACGTGCTGATCTTGTTTTTCTTCCAAGAATCCGGGAAGCGCCGACCCTGGATCTCCTCCTGACTGTCCGGCCTGAACAGGATCTCCCTGCTCCTTTCTCGGAACATTTGCGTCAGGAGTCCCACGAACGTCATCCCCACCAGTGTTCCCAGAACTCCCATCAGCCACGCCGGCGCATGGTATCGATCCAGGTAAAGCCAAAGGACTGCCGCCGGCCACACCATCTTGAACGCATGCGTTGGGATCCTCTTTCTGGGTATTACCCATCTTTCCTCGCTTGGCATCTCTGGCCCTCCTCTCTACTTCTTCCAGGTGACCCTTGATCTCCTGGATTAGACTATATGACTGGAACCTGAAGAGCAGTTCCCCAAGAAGTTGCCAACCTCGTTTATCGTAACCCTCTGTTCCAACTGCGGTGGTCCATAGTCTGTGATAGAGCTCCCACGGCGGCCCGGATTCAGGTAGCATTTCTCACCCCTCGTCTGGCATCTGCGGTATTTCTCGATTGCCGTTCCGGTTTGGTGGCTTCGTCGAGAGCCTGATCCGATTTGTCTTTTATGTGCGCATAGGTCATCGGGTCATCTGCCTCGAGGCGGCGAATCTCCTCCGAGGTGAAGCTTCTGACGGAGAGGGTGAGCGTAAAGGAAAGAATTCCGCCACAGCTCGGACAGATGAAAACATCACCGGGAACGGCAAGTTTCCCAGACATGTTACGGCTTACATCCTGCAGGATGGCACATTTCGGGCATTGTTGGACCGCCATTTATCCTCCTTACTGGATCTGCCCGGTCGGCGCGTCAGCAGATTTCTGGTCAAACGGAAGGATCATCTGGTACGCGTCTCTCAAAGCCTGGAGGTTGTTGTTCCAGCATCCATGGCGTTGAATGATCGCGATGAACTCCTCAACGTCGTGATCCTTGATGTACCAGCCCTTGTCATCCATGGCACAGTAGCTGAGCTCGTGGTCCATGAGCGCGTTCTGCTGGTCGAGGTCCAGAATGTCCCAGTAGACCTCGTCGACGTCGATGATGAAGTCGTAGGGATACAGGGCCCGGTAGAGAGGCGGGACTGTCCTGGCGCTTGCCATCTTCGGATGCTTGCCGAGCCTCGCCGGCGTCTTCGGTCCGGTGGAATCCTCGGGCGCCTCTTTCATGAGGTACGCTATCTTGGCCGTGGAAAGATGCGGATGATTCAGGGCGACCAAATCCTCGCCAAGGTTTTTGAGACGATCTGACTTCTGATATTCGGCTGCCATGATTACTCGCTTTCTGCCCTCCTTTGGAGGACTTCAAGGACCGCGGCCTTGAGGGCTTCCCCGACCTTTTTGTCGTAGAAGACCTCGGATACGGCCCACTCTACCGATTTTCGCATCTGGGAATCAAGACATCTTATTGTTTCCTGCTCTACAGCCCTCTTGTAATTAAAGTGCTCGATTACCGCCGAAATGTGCTTGTCGATCTCCGCGTGGTGGGTAATTAAGTGCGCCATCATCGTCTGGCGCATGTGCTCGATCACGCGCATCTCGATTTGGATCGTAGGCATCTCTTCACTCATGATTTACCTCGCGGCTTTCTAAATTTGTCGGCGTCGGGACAGTTGCTGAAGTGGGCCGTGTAGTCATCGTTGAGAGGGATCTTCTTTCCGTTGGGAGTCTCCCACATCTCGATCGGCGCCCTGCAGGACCGGCATTGAGTGGAAAACAGAAATTTATAGCCCGCCGCGTCCAGTTCCTTTTCATCCTTCGGGAACGGCATTCCTATTTCTCCTGTTTGAAGGTCGTCGGATGACACCCGGGCAACTTGCAGTTGCTCATCGAATGGAGGTCCATGGCGACGTCCCGAACCTCTGAGCTGCCTGCCATGCTGATGAAAACGATCTTAGCGCATTTGAAGGTCACGGTCCACGGTCCCACGTAGTCCTTTTTCGACCTTCTCAGCTCCTTATTCCTGTAGGCGACCGATGCTATCTTCTCCCCGGCTCTCGCGTTGTTACGGTGACTTTTGGCCACTGGGTTCTCCTGCCTGCATATGTTTGAGACTCTCCGCGGCGTAGATTATGGCAACTCCGAGCCTTTGCGCCTCGTCCGGATCCATGGTCAGCAGGCTTATGTTCTCGCTGAACTTCATCATGACCTTCATATTTTCGCGGTCAATTGCCAAACCGAATGTGTCACACTCGACTTTTCTCATGTGAGTTCGTGCCCACTGGTACGGAGAGTATTTCTTCTTCAACAGATTTCGCAACCAATTTGTCATTTGCGGTTGGCCCCCATGATGTGTAGCCCACTCGAACTCCGAGTTGCTCTTCGGCGGTTTCGACCATGTTGACGGTGGATTTTAGGTGAGGCTGGAACTGATCGAGCATGGTCAGCTGAACGCCGGCAATGTCCTTGATCAGAGAACCCATATGCTCCGCTCGATACCCGTCGCAATATTGGGTCCCGTATTTGTTGATCGAATCCATGTGCGTCAGGGCAAGCCGATCCACGCCGCCAATCGCCTTGAGCGCATACCGCAGGGCGACGAAATCAATATCCCCCTTCCGCACGGGGCCCTGCCACGGGCCGTTCGCATTATACCTCTCGGGATACCCGTGGCTGCTCGTCTCGGTTATGAACGGGCCAGGACCATGGCGCACGAAATAGGCCCGGGTGACGCCGATCTTAACAACCTCGAGTTCAGCGTATCTGGCGATGCAGGCAAGGAGAATGCGCAGGTTTCCAAATGTGCAGTCCGTCCAGGTCACGTAGGGGAAAAACCCAAGATCCTGATCTATGAGAACTCCCTGCGACCCCTCGAACACAACGGTCTCATGCCAAGACCCTCGCAGAAAATCCATCACGTTTGCGAGTTGTATCCTTGGGGCCCATTTCTCACGATAGAAGAACAGCAATTCGTGGGGATCGACATCCTTCATCCGCCGAAGCATCTTGCGCCCATAATCGGTCTCATTCGAGAGCTCGCGCATCTCCTCAATCTTTTTCCCCTTTATCGCCGCGAGCAGTCTCGTCGATGTGCCGGCATCGGAGAAAATGTCGGAAACCTGAAACCACAGTCCGTTTTCCTGATCGGATCGAGATTCGCCTATCCCCAGCCCGCAGGACCCGTGCCTTGCGGTTCCAAGCGCTTCTTCCTTAATTCTGTTCGCCATCGCATGCCAGGGCGTGATCACAACACAGCCCGGATCGACCGTGATCCGCCCGAGTAGGCCGGGAAGTTCAGGATGGTTCTTGGCCCAGACTTCCGCCTCGTTGAGCATCGCATAGGGATCCACGAGCATTGTTTTGTAGAGAAGGGTCCGGCACTCGGGAACAAAGCTGCCGGACCCGAATTGCGAAAAGGTGTGGTGCTGGCCGTCAGGGGTCACCACGTTATGAGCCGCCTGCGGTCCACCATTATAGCGCACGACAAGCTTGGCGCCGTAATGGCGGACGAGGAAATCCACCATCGATCCCTTGCCCTCGTCCCCAAAGGCCAGACCAGCAACCAGAAACGCTCTCATCTTTTCCTCAGTGATCGCAGTTGAACGGCGGACCGTCTATTCCATCATCTGACACGATCTCGAAGATTTCCTCAAAGACTTGGCGTGTGCAGACCCGTTTGTCACCCTTTTCTCCTGTCATGACAAAGTCTCCACTGTGGATGGTCTTCCACCCATCGCTGGTGAAGACCCCAAATGCTACGTCGGCGTCAAAGGCGTTCGGATCCGTATCCTTGGTATATCTCCCCAGGCAGATGTGCTCGTTCTGCCTGGACACCAAAACGGCCTCAACGCCATCCGGTCGCGGAACCTTCCCGAGAACGAATTCCTCGGCATCGATGATGACGGGCCTTTTCCTGACTTTCATAGGCGATCGACTCCTCCCGGAGCGCCCGCGACCGCCGGCAGACCGTCCGCGGAATACCTGCTGATGTCTCCGGCCGCCTTGGCCAGGTGCACCAGTGCACCCGAGACGTTCTTGTCAGCCACGCCGTCCGCGACGAGTTCGTCGAGACCGACGTATTCCTCGCAGATCGCCACGGCCGAAACGATACACTGGCAGATCTTCTCCGGATCCGCGAGTTTGATCACGTTTTGCTGTCCGAGATGACCGACCCACCACTTTTCCAGTTCCGGATCGTTGTAGTCGCTGGTCATGT